GATTTAAAAACACGAAGTAGGGGCCGGAATTTTCCGGCCTTTGCTTTATCTGGAGTCGGACTGATTAACAGTTTGTTGTGCTATGTAGGTTCTTTTAGAACTCGGAGATGTTTATCTATGTTCGGCTAACTACGGAATTGATATAGAAGAGTTTTTTCTCGTGTCTCACTGGTTCCTGGTTCAAGTCCAGTTGGGGCCACCACCTTCTTAATTCTATTTATGACAACGCCTCAGTCTTTTGAGAAGGAAAGATTAAAAACGAATCATTAGAAGTTCTGATAGAATTGCACTTCTGCACAATGGTGATCTCTTCATCATTAGGCCCCATAGCTCAGTTGGTTAGAGCAGTCGACTCATAATCGATTGGTCACTGGTTCAAGTCCAGTTGGGGCCACCACCTCATCTATTAAATCCAATTAATTGAAGTCAGGATGGAACAGATTCTGAACCCCAGCCTTCTGTAAACGTTATTATCCTCTTTCAGGTCAGCAGAGCATTTGTCTTTGAAATTAAATGGCTCTGAACTGAAATTTTGCGCTTCTAGATCTTCATTATTTTAAAAATCCTCAATTAAACAAAAAGTTAATGTTGAAATTGAGGATTTTTTATGTTATACTAGATCATTGTTTATGGAGATCTATTAATGCCGAATCCGAAGCTTCCTCCGATTCTGATCAATAAAGCCGGTTCCGTTTATTACGTCTACACCTATAAAAACATCTGGGACAGAGAACTCAAACGAAGTAAGAGAGGTGAATCCAAAAAGATCGGAACAATCCTTGGCGGCCAGAAGGAAGGAAAAATTCGTTTTGATGAAGCTTTCCTTCAGGAACATCCTGAATTTCGGAACTATCAGGTTGAGAGAAAGGGTAAAGATTATGTCTTTACACCGATCTCAGAGGAAGGTATTACCCTCGAGCAAGCTCGTAATATAAAGAAGCTTCACGCCGGTGCTACTTGGGCTTTAGACCAAATCGTTGCCGACTCTCCCGTCGGAGAATTCTTAAAGGAGTGCTTTCCGAGGCATAAGGACTATAAAAAGATTCTTTCTCTGGCCTACTTTCTAATTCTTAACCAGAACAACAACGTCAGCTTTTATGAAAGTTTTGCCGAGACGACGAGACTGCCTTACCCGCGTGCGCTAAGTCCTTCGGCAGTAACGCGCCTCTTTCAAAGAATAGAACTTAGAGACGTGCAGCGTTATTTCTCGCTGATGCGCAGTTATCTTCAAGAAGACGAAGACAATAAGATCATCCTTGCCTTGGATTCCACCTCAATATCTTCTTATTCCACCAACCTGACCCACATTGAATACGGAAAGAACAAAGACGATGATGCGCTGCCGCAGCTAAATGTTCTCTTCTTGGTAGACCAGAAGTCCGGACTTCCGATTTTTTATCGCTTTTATGACGGGAATGTTCCTGATGTCAGCACCATTCGTCATACGATTGCCGATCAAGCGCTCTTAAACATGAAGAATGTGGTTCTGGTTGCTGACAAAGGCTATAACAGCGTAAAGAACATCAATGACTGTCTGATCAATAAAGTTGAGTTCATCTTTAATGTCCGTCTGGGGACTAAAGGCTGTCTGGCAAGAGAGCTTATCGATGAACACAGGAAAGAGTTTGCAGACCTCAACAGCGGCGACCCCTACATCAGAAAGAACATTGCCACGGCCAAGGTGAATTGGAAATATGACCCGCGGCCGGTAGATGGAAAACCGGCTTCGAACACCGCATCCGCAGAGCTGTATTACCACATGTTCTACGATCCGGTTATCTATCAGGAAGCAGCCAATAAGCTCACGGAATCGCTCCTCACGATTAAAAAGAAACTCCTCGAAGAGGAAGCCCTTACCGAACAAGAAGAAGAGCTGAAAGAAAAGTTCTTCCGAAACGATAAAGAAAAAGGCTTGATTATTGTTAACCGCCGGGTTGACGAATACTTGAAGTACAAGGGCTTCAGAGTTTTAGTTACGGACTCTGAGAAAGATCCGGTCAAAGCGTGGACCGCTTACGCAGACCGCTGGCGCGTAGAGGACGCCTTTGCAACGCTTAAGGATCGACTCGGCTGCAATAGGATCAGATGCTCCGACAACAAGGCCCTTCAAGGGAAAACCTTCGTGCAGTTCATTGCGACGGGCTTGTCTCTGATGGTCCGTTCAAGAATCCGCAGCTATATGAGAGAAAACAAAAAAGCGGGAAAACTAAACCTGGTCTACGAGAGCGATTCTAAGATCCTTCAGGTTCTGAACAACGTCATGCAAACCCGCTTTAACCATGGCTACTACTTCGACGAAGTTGCCGGTAAAAAGATTAAATACTTTGAAGCGTTGGATGTCAGAGTTCCCGGAGCCGGTCCTGAAACCCCGGAAGAGGTTCCTGAAGAACCGGAGACCGAACCGCTATTGGGTACGGATATTGAAATTTAATGAGACTGCCGGAGCTGGACTCCGGCTAGATCACTGAAAAACGCAAAATATCAGTTGTATATTGATTACCGTGAAACGAAAAACCGCTCGCGAACTCATGAAACGTTGGAGAGAAACATGATAGCGAGCGGTCGTATTTAAAAAGGATGAAGAAGTTCCCGCTTCCTCATCCCCGAATAGAAAAATCCCGTCAGGATTTTTCCCTTGCGATTGGTAACTTTAGACTTTTTCTTATGTCGTTTGGCTTAATCGTTGTCGTTCGTCGTTTCCTCCGAGCGCGCCGGTTCCTCCGCAAGGAACCTTCTCTAATTAAGCCAAATCGGGCGGCTGATACACAGCTTGAAATTGTCTAGTACCTACACTACACGTTATTTTTCTTGTTTGCAATAGATGGTATAGACGCGAATACGCATAGCGAAAAACGTTAGAGCGTCGGTAGTCCAAGCGTCCAGCTTTTTCGGTCGTACGCGCCAAATTTTACGTCCGGCACGGTTGAGAGAGTTTTCCGAGCCGAATACGTAAAGAAGGACAATGAGCTTAGCTGTACGCACGTTAAGGCCGTGAGTGCCGATACTTAACATTTCAGTATCAGGCGTGCTCATGTACTGCCAAACCGTGTTTAGTAAATCTGCGTCTTTCTGATCTACCTCGATACCGTAATCCTCTGAGCGATCTTCAGGCCCCGTGTAATCCTCGGAAAAATCCGTTTTATCACGCGTCAACGCTAGAGCTTTTTGAACTGCGTACGTAATCGAAATATTTTTAATAACCTTATCGCGATAAGATCGGCGCCAGTTGTCTAAACGCGGTCGTAAATCTGCGATTAACTGTTTTTCTTTATCGTTCATTAACCCTCCTGATTGTTTTAGTTGAGATTGATAGGCGGTTTTTCGTCTGTGTAGCTGAGACATTCCCAGCCGGCGCCGACTTTTTTAGGTCTAGGCGCAACTATGTAGAGCTGTAGCGGATATTTAGAGCTGAAAACTTTGCATTTGACTTTAGCGTCATCTGCGATGATTCGGAACGAACCCTTGACCTCGAAAACCACGAGGCTCATATCATTGAGCAGTACGAGGAAATCAGGCGTATAGCGGCACTGGTTATCTGCAATTTTGAACGAAACTGCTTCAAACCAGTAATCGACGATTTCACCGTCTCGCTTACGAGTTTCGAGCATAGCTGCAAACGCGGTTTCAGTCTTATTCATTTCGCCAGCACGTAAACGCCCTTTAGCTTGCAAATACTTGTTCATTCTTCTTCCTGATTACTTTGTATAAACGACCGAAAACGCGCCAAATTAAGGCGCGGCGTTCTTCTGTAAGATTTGCGTTCCATTCATGTGTTTCGAAGTACTGCTGATAACCCATCATCAGATACGCATGAAATTTCTTATGAATCGAGTAATGCTCCAGCCCTAAAATTTCCTCAATTTCTTTAGGTGTTTTATTCAATGACGCTAGGCGTACGACTTCAAAGCAGTAGTCTGAAAAATCCATACTTTTAACATCGCGATCGTTTTCGAAGCTCATGTTTTTAATCTCCTCGGTAATGCGGTTTTTAACGTCTCTGTGCGATCATTTGCGCGTGAGTGCGCCAACGTTCAAACTGCGAATAAAATGCGCGTCTGCGTTGAATTTGGTCGTCTTGCGCACGTTTGAAACGTGTACAACGAGCAAAACTAATCGGATAGCATTCACCCGGAGCGCGTGATTCGTGCAGACAAAAGATATTCATGTCGCCGAATGAGGTTTTAGGAGGTACGCGCTTCTTGCCTTCGTTATCGATCCAATACGAAGCGGCGTGAGCGCAGTGGAGACAACAACCGCCGTTCATCTGAAATCCCTCCAGTCGAAGAAAGCACCGAAAAAGGCGAGTACGAGCGCTGTGTACATATCCCATTCTCCAAAAACCACGGGTTCTCTGCCGATAGATTTAGCGAACGTAGCGCTGAAAGAAATACAGCCCCCGTAGATTCCAATAACGATCAAGAATTTTTCAATCCATCGAATGATCTTCATTTACGCCTCGCTTACAAAAGAGCTAAGGGCTGCTATCGTTATCAGCGCGGTTAACATCGCTATGCCGATTCGATCTCTGCTTTTAAACACGAGAACGAAAAGCCTTATAAACAAAGCCAAACCGCCAGTAACCCCAAGAATCTCGATAAACTTATTAAAACTAAAAATCATTAGTCTTTCCTTTATTCGTAAACATCAAAATTGCTAGCTTCGTCAGTACGTACGCGTTAACTAACACGACCGGAGCGACTAAAAGCGTTAGAAGTACGTAGGATTCGAATGTCATGCTTTCTCCTTAGAAATACGGTTCGATTACTTTTTCTTCATCCGGCGCCGGGGTACTGGATAACGTCGGACGAACGGGGATACGTAACATCGACGTGCAGAAATTGAGCGAAGCGTTATCTCGCCACAACTTGATAAATCCCTCATATCCTCCGTGGCGCTGTTTGCACAGGTTCAGAACGAAATCGGGTTTGCTGTCGTCTACGTCTTTACCCTCTGCTCGTTTTTGAACTTTCGAGTAATCACGGGCAAGTACGAAAACGTTACAAGCGATGTTTGTAATGTTTGACGAGCCTTTAATCGAATCTTTCGTAGCGGCGTCGAATACGTTGAACGACTTAGAACTTGAGTCCGAACGCTTACGACAATGAGCGACTACAACAATATGAACGTTATTAGCGCGTGCGAAATCAACGAGCTGGCCCATTACGTAATCAGTTTCTTCTTTATCGATGTCGTCACGAACGCACATCATCAAAGAGTCAACAAATAAAACGTCCGACTTGTAATACTTAACTGCTGCTTCAAGTAATCGAATGAGTTCGTCCGGGTCTACTTTTCGCTGTAAATCGCAAATGTGTAGACGCGTAGCGTATTCGTTAAAAAAGAGATTGATATCGTTTTCTTCGATAACGCGTTTATCCCGTGAGCAAACGGTTTGCGTAATCATTCGCTCAATCGTCTGTACCGGCGCCATTTCGAACGAGGCGATGTAGAGCGATGCTCCAGCCGCAAGCAGGTGTAATCCGATCTGTCCGAGCAACAGCGATTTACCTGAGCCGTTTTCGCCTGCGAGTACAGTTAACTCACCCGGACGAAATTCAAAATCGATAGGCTTCTCTGTACCGTTTAACAACGTTTGTTTAAACGGCAGTACGTACTTAGCGACGTGGTGTTTTTTCTCGTCAAGATAAACCTGAAAATCGTTACGAAATTCTTGAATGTCTTTCGTTACGTAAAATTCATCAGGACGACTCGCCAGCTCGGTATATTCTGCGAGTGACGTTGTAATCTGCTGGCCGCCGAGCGGGTCGGCCCAAAACTCAGGCGAATCTGTAATATTTTTTGTTGACATCATCATATTTCCAAGCGATTAGTTGTCTGTTTTTGAACATGACCGTAACAACGACTGATTTCGGTCTGAGTACAGGTATGGCACGCATCCAGCGCGTTAACGTTTCTCTCAGTTGAGGCGTATCGTCAACGTCGAGGAAATCGATTAGTACGTTTTTTCCCTCGATAAAATGAGTCTTGAGCTTCATAGGGTCATCGGAGAATGAAAAAAGGACTGTAGGCACGTGTGGGCGTCGCTCAGGCAATTCTTCAATCCCCTCGCGAACTATCGCGTCAGCTTGATAGAGTCGTAATTCATCCTCTGTAAGTACAGGGAAAAATACGAGCTGAGAAGTCGTGAACGCCTCGGGATATTCGTAAAACGTACGCCCTTCGTTATCACGTACCATCGCGGCAGCTGAAAACATCATTTGGCCTCCTTTTTAACGACTCTTTCGAGCTGTGAGAGGTCTTTGATGTCATACGCATACGTAGACTTCGCCATGATTCTGTCGAAACATTCACGAGCGCTCGGAGCGTATTCGACTGGCGGAAGCTCAGACTGATAATCCTCGGCTTTTACCCAAACCGCGTTAGGGTCTTTAGCTTCAACCCATTCAGCTTTAAAGCCTATCCAGTTACGAAGAATGACCTCATTCAACGCTTCTTCTAACGTCCAGCCCGCGTTTTTTGCTTCATTACGAATTAACGAGATAACGCGATCAGTTACCGGCGCCTTCTTTTGTTTCCTGTGATTCAAGAAGTCAGCCCATAACTCGTTAGATACGTCGTCCGGCTTAGCTACGCTAGTTTGCGTTTTAGGAGCTACCCCACGGGACTGAGGCTTTTCTTCGGTTTTTGGTTTAGAAGAAGCAGGTGCGGTTTCTACGACCTCGGTTTGTTCCGGCGCCGGTAGCTTTTCCTCAGATTTTTTTTCGGGTAAATAGCTGTTAATGCGTGCCGTCGCGTAATCGCTGAGTAATTCAGAAGGAACAATTTCGTTAGGTTCTAAATCATAAATATTCCGCCCATGCGAATCGGTTGCTAACGTAGTCTTTTCTTCTTTTGCTTCGGTGTGCGTATATATATCCTGTTCCTGTTCCTGTTCCTGTTCCTGATATGGCATAGGGTATGCGATACCGTATGGCATACCGTTAGACATATCGTATTTCGCAAGTTTTTTGAATTCAGGATGTAACGCTTTTACATACGCCTCTCCCCTTGTCTCGCAAGCCTTTAAGACAGATTTTGCTATTTTGATAAGGAGCTGGCATTCAGGAAACAGATCGAGCAAAGACGACCACGAAATTACGACTTTTGGGTTTTCCGGAGGGTTGTACTTTAAGAAGTTTTTTATCCAAAAAATTCCCGCTTCGTCGTACTCCAACATACCGTATTCAGACAGTTGCTTATACCCTATGCCATACCGTATTTCGTCAAACTTTAAAATCCTCGATACGGTATGTTTGTCGACAGGTACAGCTCCGACCATTGTCGTTTGCGGCGATGTCAGCATGAATAGGAAAATAAGACGTGCGTCAGAACTAAGAGCGTTGAATTTCGCGTCATTCCAAATTCGCACGTCAATTTTTTTATAACGAGCCATGACGCCTCCTAATGGGTGTTTTTCCAAGCTTTGAAATGCGGGAATGCGAGTCGGAAATACGGCATGCGTACTTTCGGTACGCCGACCTTTGACCACTTAGTAATAGCCGCAGGACTTAATCCGAACTTAGAGGCTATGACGGTTTTCTTCTTGAACTCTTTCATAAGTTCGTCAAAAACCTGTTGTTCAATCCTTTTCATTTGTTTACTTAGGTTAAATATATACGTCTTTATATTAACCTATATCTTTACCTAAGTAAAACACTTTTGATTTAACCTAGGTTAAATTATTCTCAAAGATAAGGAGAAAGTTATGTATGACAACGATTCTTCAAAACAGTGGAATGAGCGCTTGAGAGAGGCGATGTTAGCTAGAGATAAATCGCAGACTGATATTTCTCGCGCTACAGGGATCACACCGGCGGGGATCAAAAAGTGGCTGGATGGAGCTGTATTAAAACCAAAATTTGATGACGTTTTCGACGTTTGCGCATATCTTGAGATAACTCCCGAATGGTTAATGAAGGGTATCGGCACAATGAACGATAAAACTCAGCCGGACTCTAATATGGTCTCTATTCAGCAGGTCGATTACTCCGGCTCATGCGGTTTTGGTGTTATGAACTTTGAAGATTTTCCTGAAATCAAAACGCTTCAAGTAACGCCAGCATGGTTTAATAAAAATTTCTCGTTCTATAACCCTAGAGACATCAAAATTATCACTGCGTTAGGGGATTCTATGGAGCCTGAAATTCGTGATGGTGACGCCGTTTTTATTGACGTTACAGATAAAGAAACTCTTAGAGACGGTATTTATTTGTTAGTCGTTGATGGCGAAGCGTACATCAAGCGCATTCAAAAACTAATCGGTAAAAAGATAGCGCTAATTTCGAGCAACAAGGCTTATAAGGACATTGAAGTAAGTCTCGACTCGGACATAGAAATAAGAATTTTAGGCCGCGTGATAAAAAGCTTGAAGCTGGTTGATATTTAGGAGGGATTTATGAACAATCTATCTTCGAGACTGTTGTCTGCTATTACGTACATCCTTACTTTCCTCGTCTTATCACTCATTTATATGATGGCTTTCGCTGTTTCTACTGAAGGTAATGTATTAGATGAAAAGGCGGTTTTTCTGGGAATTGGCGCATCTCTTTTGACTATTTTTATATACAGGTATTTAAAAAACAGAAAGAATCAATCAACACAAGCCGAGAAGTACGTATCTAATAGCTCTGTGCCAGCAGATGATAAAGCTACATCGAAAGCAAAAGAATTAGTAAACGAAGTAAAAACTTCAGCAAGTCCGTTTGAAAAATATGAAGAAGTTGCTCCGAAAATTATCGAATTAGAAAACCAAGGAGCAAAATTTGATCAAAATCCTTACGATCTTATGCGCGCTTATGTTGCTTTAGATTTTATTAATAAAAACGAAACTCCGCCTCAGAAATGGAGCGATATTTTCGCTAAAGCCGTTCCTATTTCTTTTCAAAAGAATGAACGCATCGTTTACTTAGCTCAATACTGGTCAGGAAATACGTTTGTTAATGAACGAAAATATCAAGCTGGTAGCCGTGGAGTTGGCGTACGTGTAGCGAAGGGATTGACATTTAGAGTAGGAAGAATTGCTGGAAAATCAGTTAATGAACGAGTTAACAAAGGTCTAGGGCAAGGCGCTGTAATTGTTACTACTAAAAACTTGTATTACTTCGATAACGCTACACCTAAGAAGATACCTATCAATAAGATAGTTGGTTTAATGACCAACGAGGAAATCTTGGAAGTAATGCCCGATGGTGCTAGAGCACAACCACTGTCTTTCAAATTAGAAAACGCTGCAAACGCAATGATTATAAAGAAAGCATTGTCAACTAGTTGGCAATAAGTAAAACGTTTTAACAGGCCGCCTTCGGGCGGTCTTTTTTTTACCAAAAATCATCTCTAGGTAAAAATACCAAGAGAAACACTTTACTTTTTATTTTACTTAAGTTAATATTTGCGTATCGGAATTTTACTTAAGTAAACCGATATTTATCAATCAAACGTTCTTTAACAAGCCTTACCGATGATTGTCAGGTAAGGCACAAGCTCCTAAACGTGAGTAAAGCGAAAGCGCATGGAGCTACAAGGCGGCAATGAATTGCGCCTAAATATGGTGATCGAAAGAAATCCAGCGGCAGAGAGAATGTCGAACCGACACAGGTTAGAGTCCGCCACCGAGAGGGGCTACGAGGCTAGAGAAATTCCAAGTGCGTATGTGTGCGAGAGCATAGAGAGCAGCTCCCTGTACAGGCTCAGAGAAGTAATAAGAGCGCTGACAAAGTAAGCAAACGATCGTAGTAGAGGCCGTTCAAACAAAGACAGTTCATAAACACAGCGCGTCGGCTAACGTGTTTCGGAGGATTTCTCGTTAGCGTTCTTCGGCGCGCTTCTGTTTTTTTAACCCTGTGTTTTTTAGTTGGAGAAAAAACATGTTAGCCACGTATGAACGTAAAGAAGTAACTGAGTACACGTCCTTTAAAAACGAATTTAGAGTTTTTTACAGAGGTGAATACATTTGCGATCTTTTGAAAGTTGATCGTAAAAAATGGATGTTTTCAGCGTTTAGACCTACGCATAAGTCCAAAGGCTTACAGGATTTTCTTTATTGCAATAACTATTCGAGAACTTTTCAAACAAAGGAAAAAGCGACTGATTATTTAGAAAACTTCCTTAATTGCTATGAAGTTGTCGAACGTTTGCCTTAATCAAGTTTCCGAACTATTAGGAATTTACTAATAGTTCACATAAACAAGTCCCCGCGTCGTTTTCCTAATTAACTTTAGTTCCAATTTTTTACGACGGGGGCTTTTTTATGTGGTCTTTTTTTATAGGGAACGCCAATTGATAAAGATTAAAGATGACGACTTTAGGGAAATCATAGGTCTGTCAGATGCTAAAAGGATAGCTTTCGTCATTGAGGAACAAATCAGAGAGATGATTTCCCTCTTAAAAATTGCTCAAAAATACATGAACAACAAAACAGATGTTGAACAACTCAGAGCAACCATTTTCTTTCTTCGATCTAAGCGAAACGAGATTGACAGGGTGATCAGGAAAATCATCAGTCTCAACTCTTAATTCAGATTGTGGACTTTTTTACATAGATAAATATTTAGAGCCCCTCTGCGGGGCTTTTTTTCATGGAGAAACATCATGTTTTTCAAAGGCATGAACGGCGCCCACCTAGTAATTGTTACAGGCGCTTGGGTGCTTCTTCTTACGTGTCTCGTTCGATTAGTTCGCCAGCTCGTTAATAACGTAAGCGTCGAAAACGTTAAAGACTTCGCCGGCGCCGTATGTTTTTTTGGCGCGATAGTTTTAGCGTTCTGTATGCCTGAGCTAATCGCCTTTTTAATGAAATAAACGCCTCAATCTCTGTAACGACCGAGGCGTTTTTAAATGAAAATTACGTTTAACTAAGGATAGCATAATGAGCTATGCAACTCTAGTATTAGGCGAGTCCGGCAGCGGTAAAACGTGCTCGCTTCGAAACTTCGATCCGGCTAAATGTCTTTTAATACAGCCGCTTCGTAAACCGTTGCCATTTCGTAACAACGGCTGGCACGAAAAAACGCGTGAGAATCCGAACGGGAATATATACGTAACGTCTAACCCGTCTTACATTCTCACCGCTATGCGTCGTACACACGCAGACATAATCATCGTAGACGACTGGCAGTACATTCTCGCGAATCAGTTTATGGCGCGTCGTAACGAAAAATCGTTCGACAAATTTACTGACATCGGCGGCGTAGGCTTCGACGTTGCTAAGACTGCCTCCGAGCTGGCTGAGAATAAACGCGTTTACGTGTTAGCGCATACGCAAACGGATGAATTTGGACGCGTGCGCATTAAGACACTGGGCAAGCTGTTAGACGACAAAATCGTCGTTGAAGGCATGTTTACTACAGTGCTTCGTACTCACGTCGAAAACGGAAATTACCTTTTCTCAACGCAAAACAGCGGCTCAGACACTGTTAAAAGCCCTATGGGGATGTTTAACGAACAACTCATAGATAACGACCTCGCGGCTGTAGACCGAACGATTTGCGAGTTTTACGGTCTCGAGTCTTCCCCTTCTCACACTTCATTAACTAATAACAGGATGGTAGAAAATGCTACATACTGAAATGACCTTAGACGTTAAAGCCGCACGTACTGTAGGCGGCACTTCTTTTATCACGACCTCCGGCGCATACGTCGGTTCGATCACTGCTGCACGCATTTATGAATCTAAATCCGGCGCCGAAATGCTCGATATCGATTTCGAGACGCTCGAACTCGAACGTGCTCACATGAGCATGTGTATTTATGACAAATCAGGTAAACCGACTTTCTCTAGAGCTATTCTCGACAGCCTGATGACTGTTTGCCGCGTACGCAGTCTCAAAGCTGAGCAACGTCGTTTTAAAGACCGTCAAGGCACAGAACAAGTCGGATATTTCTTCGTTGATCTCATGAGCAAGCCTATCGGTCTGCTCATTCAGGCGGCGCCGGAAGAATACGATATCAACGGCGAAATTAAAACGATGGTTCGTTTGAATCTTCTTACACCGTTTGACCCTCGCACACGTCAGAATGCAGCCGAAATCCTCGACCAAGCCGAAGCGAAAGCAGTAGACGCTAAGCTAAAGAATCTAAAGGACAAGCCGCTTAAAAAACTAGCCGCTCAATCGTCTAACGGATTCGAAAGCGCACCAGCGCCTAGAGGCGCTTACGCGGCGGCTCCGGCGCAAGTTCCTCCAGCGGCGCCGGGTGGCGATTTATCACCGGACGAAATCCCCTTCTAAACGAATTACAGGGCGCTCGCTAATAACGGGCGCTCTTTTTGCATGAAAGTTAATGTTAATTTTTTGTACGTTATTAACGGTTACTACATCGTTATGCGTAACGACAAACGTATCGGAACGCTGAAATATTTGCCTAACAAGGGCTGGACGTATGTTGCTGAATGGAATGGAAAATCGTTTGATGACGAAATGCTCGACGATTTCATTTGCAACTGGTTAGACGACTACGGCTTCACTTGTCGACGCGACATCGACAGAATCAAGAAGCTTGTTCTAGAGGCCGTGGATACATGGGAGATGTGCTATGCGTGTTAGTTATGTTTGGTACGACCATGATGCCTACGTCGTTCAGCTTGACGAAACACTCGTAGGAATGCTTTTTAAAACGTTTGAAGGCTACTGGACGTTTAGGCGTTACAAAGTAGATGACGAAGAATTACAAGCGTTTTTAGACGCGTCGTTCCCAGCGTCGTATTACGAAAAACTAATCATCGCTAAACGCGAAATCGGCAAAAAGCTCAAAGGATGGTGCGGATAATGCAGGCAGTACGATTTGATATTTGTTTTTTAGGCTATATCGTTTGGTATAGAAACATAGTAGTCGGCTACGTTAATAAAGAACGAAAAGGCTGGAAGGTTATAACCATAAATCCCTTAATAAAAATTTTTAATCCAGAGTTATCTAATCAAGAATTTTCTTCTTTAAAGGACGCAAAAAGATTTATACGCATTCGCATAAATAAATTCGATTGCAAATTTATAAATTTTCGTAAACGTATTAACTACGTTACTTCATCCGTTATGGCGATAAGTGAAATGCTTAAAAGCACTTAAAGATCAAGCAGAAACAAGTCGCATACGACAATAAGCCCGCTAAATAGCGGGTTTTCTTTTGGAGGAAACATGAATATTGAGCTTGTACTTCATACACCCAGAACGCGAATTCTTTTGATCGATCAAACTCCTTACGGCCAGTTGATCAAAAAGAGAATCGACAAACAAAGCTTTTGGAGCTTCGATGAAGGGTTCGATGTGTCTATTGATATTGATGTTTTACACGTCATCCGGGATTACTGCCGATTCAGATTGTTTAGCTCAGACAGACAATTTTTCAAGCAGATAAGGCGGGAGATCAATAAATATTTGAAGGAGATACAGGATGAGTGATTTCCTATACACCAGGCAGGATTTGAACAATCTGCATTCTGCGTTTTCGGACTACATCGACAGCCCAGAGATCACAGCGCCTCAAGTTTTCCTCGTTGGTCAAGGTGTCTTGCGTTTTCTTGCGAACTGGATGAACGTAAGTGTGGACTACCACGAAAACGAAAAGCTAGAAGATTCTTATGTTTACGTTCCAGAGGAGCTGCACAACTACATTTTGAATTTTGTTTACGGCTTAATTCAGGACTTAAAAGCGCGGATCCGGCTCAACAAGAAAGACACCTACTGGCGAGAAGAATACCGAGAGTGGCTTGCATATATGCAAGATGCTTACAACGAACTTGAAGCAAAAGAGCCCATTTGATGGGCTTTTTTATTGGAGAAAAAATGACACTCCTAGGAAAACACATTAAATCATTGCTTAAAGCAATTCCTGCAAACAACGTCCGATACTACTTAAATGGGCTGTACGTTAATTTCGACTTTAAGGAGATCGCAGTAACAAACGGTCATATTCTTGTGTTACTCGAAAATCTAGAAGAATTAGATTTAGATGGGTATGGAGAAGTGATCATCCCTAGAAAGGTCATCGAAGCAGCGACTAGTGTTTGTGATCTTAAGGCGCCAGTAAAGATTACGAATTCGGATTTTTCTATTGGCGATTTGACGATTAGATATCAGCCAATCGAATACAAATATCCTGATTTTCGTAAGGTTTTCCCAAAGAAAGAAATTTCTTACAAAGATAGTCGGTTTTGCTGGTTTAAATCTGAATTCGTGAAAATCGTTGAAAAGATAGCAAAAGATTATGTAATCGACTTTAAATTTTTTCCGCCTGAAAACGAAGAAACTAGCCCCCTGAAACTTACTGGCGTTAGCTCAGATTGCGCTGCCTTTGTAACGATTTTGTTATGTAAGTTCCATGTAGATATCAACGGAAAAGAAAAGACATGAAAATTGTTTTTATATGCACTGCTTTAATCGTCTTTAGCGTTTCGTTTTTACCGTTAATAGTTTCGTCCGATTTACCGACGTTTTTAATCGGATGTTTCTTAATCGGTTTATTCATGCTTTTGACGTATGTCGTTTATTCAATCGCTAAAACAATCATCGAAAAGGAGACTCAAGAATGAGATTATCTACATTAGCCGCGATTACCGGAGTATCGGCAGCCATCTTAATCGGAGGTGTTTACACGCTTTGTAATTTGCAAACCGTCCCCGCTGGATACGTCGGCGTTAAAGTGAATCTCTACGGCTCTGATAAAGGCGTCCAGCAAGAAGAATTAGGCGTCGGACGTTACTTGTTAACGTGGAATGAGCAGGCTTACCTATTCCCTACCTTTAACCAGCTTCATACGTACAAAGTGCCGTTTACTTTTCAAACGTCTGACGCTATGGCAGTTAATGCACGCATAGGCGTCGAGTATCAAGTTAAGCCAAGCATGGCGACGAAAGTCTTTCAAACTTACCGCAAAGGCGTTGAAGAAATTACGGACGTAAACTTGCGGCAGAACGTATCCGACGCGCTGATTAAATACGCTTCGCTAATGGACGTTAACGAACTCACTGCAAACGGTAAATCTAAGCTGCTCGAGCACGTAACTGACGAACTACGTCACCAGCTCGAGGATGTCGGTATTCACATCATTAGAGTTTCGTGGGCGTCAGATATCGAATACCCGCCTCAAGTACGAGAATCGATTAACGCAAAAATCGAAGCGACTCAGCGCGCCATGCTTCGAGAAAACGAAGTAGCTCAGTCTAAAGCTGAGGCAGAAAAAGCACGTGTAGCCGCTCAAGGCGAAGCCGACGCTCAGCTTACGAAGGCTAAGGCCGAGGCTGAATCTATCGCTATTCGCGCTAAAGCGTTACGCGACAATCCTCAGGTACTCATGCTTGAAGCGATTAGCCGCTGGGATGGAAAATTGCCAACATACCTCGGTGGCGATACGTTACCGGCGCCGCTCATGCAGTTGAAGGAGCAAAAGTAATGCCAATTAAAACATTCTTTTTTGGTTACGTTAGATCTTTTGATTCTTCCGGAGAAAACATAGAAAGAGCTACAGATATAGACGGAATCAACTTTAACGTATCTGATGATTACTTATTTTTGACGTTTAAGACGATTCCAGATCGAAAGGTTTCCGAAATCGGCATAAGTCTCGAAGCGTGGGAATTGCTTAAAAAAGGTGTAGACGATGCCCTTAAGAATAAGGAGAAAAACGATGTGGAAGATTAAAGACCCTGAAGCAGTAAAAGCAATGATCATCCGGCTGCTCTCTGATGATGAAATTGCAAAGCGTTGCAATCGCCAAATGGATGATAGATCAAGCTACATTCTTTTGTCCGATGATAATGACGAGATTCTGTTGAGACTTGATAAGGAGCGTTTTGTAAACGTTCCTGAGTACAAGCCGGACGACTGGAATCCTTATCCCGAAGTTAAACCGCCAAGGCGTGGATATTACTTAGTCACACGTTTACGTACACGCGATAACGGAGACACCTACAAGGGGGTTGATCTATGTTTATTCGGTTTAAATAATAGCGATATTTTTGCGAACAGCAACATTCTCGCATTTCGTGAATTACCCGAACCTTACGACCCTATGCCGTGGGAAGAAGACGACGACAGCGAACCGGAAGAAGGAGACTAACGAATGAAGTACAAGTATCAATTTAAAAACAAGGAATTAGCCGATGCTATAAAAGTCATCTACGGTAAAGAATGTGTAGAAAATGAACTTAAAAAACAGATAAAAGACGAAAGCGATAATATTTTCATAGAAACTTTTGAACTCGAAGGCATTAAATCAAGCATTACGATTCCTAAGACAGAAGTCGAGCTCGTTAGGGATTACGACCCCGATTGCTGGAATCCGTTCCCTGCTGTAACACCTCCGAAAGAAGGTGATTATTTAATCTCTTTAAGAAGCGTTGGCGAACCATATTTAGCTGTCGATAAATACGTATTTAAATTTGGAGAATATCGATGGAATGACAGCTTAAGTGGTGACGTTCTAGCGTTTAGACCTCTTAACGTCGAACCTCCGACGCCGGAGGAATTGAAAGAATGACCGCCAAAAGGCGGTTTTTTTATGGAATAAATAAATGTCAATATTTTCACTAGGCGAAGTCATTAGCTGCGTTGATGGAGAAATTTTGATTTATGGATGGCTTGAATCTGAAGAAGCGATTAAAGCCATTGAAAATTATTTTGATGAGGTTATTCAGCCATCGGACGTTAAAGAAATCAAAAGTGGCTTATGGAAATACGTTTCTTGCAGAAACAATTCCGATGGATACCCGGGCCTCTATTACCCATGCCAAAAAATGTGCGAGGGTGCAATCAAAGCTACTCTCGTAGTTCTCAAATAATTATTGTCTACGCCCTCTACGGAGGGCTTTTTTATTACCTCACATGAAGAAAGAATACGTAACTAAAGAGCAGTTAGACGCTCATAGAAAACTAGTCAATTTAGCGTGGTCTTTAGGTACTTCGCTACATCGTTTAGAAAGTAATCAAACAGTAGCAACGCCAGCCCTTTTGTACCTAAAAGAGGAAAAAGATCAGGACGAATTTATCGCTAAAACGTTTCTGACGATGCTCAAAGAAGAGATTTCAATCGTCAAAAAAATGAAGTGTGACATTGACGCTGCTTTTATTCAATTAGGACTCAATGATGAACAAAATCGAAATTCATAAAACGCTGTGTGACCAGCTAAACGGCATTTACAGCCGCAAAAACGCTGACTACGGCGACTCTTTCGCGAAAGTTCGCCGCGAAGTACCTAACGCTATTTTGGTGCGCCTCATGGACAAAATGGAGCGTATTAAAACGCTGTTACTCAATGGCGAACACCTCCAAGTCGCTGACGAAAAAGTCGACGATACGTTACTCGATCTCGCCAATTACTGTTTGATGGAGGTGGTCGAACGTCGTAACGATAAAGAGGCGCAAAAATGAGGTTTATCGTAGATTATCCGCAATCTTACCTAGAAGGCGTATCACTACGACAGCGCGAATGGACTGGCGCCCCGCGCTCTGAAAACGATTTATCAGTAGTCGTACATCTTAGAGATAGCAATCTCTATTCGACTACGTTAATTCTTGATTTCGATAAAGCTAAGTGGCTACGCGATCAGCTCAACAACGTGCTTATGGCCGCGCCTCTTTTTATTGAAAACAAAGTCGCGTTAAAAACTCCGGGAGAGTTTTAAAAATGGCACGAAGAACATTACCGTTACTATCTCAAAAACAAGTTGATCAGGCGATAAAGAATTTTATTGTTGAACCTAATCCGAAATCTACAAAGGTCAGACTTTGCTTAAATGGAGGCACTGCAATATCTTTTGAAATTTATAAGGATTACGTTCGTGCTTATAGAGCGAAAAAAAGCATGTGGGTATTTCTCGGTTACTACTACAGCGAAGATTTAGAAACCGATCCTGAGATTAACTATCAAATGCCACCGGCGCCGTTTTATACGTACGATGAAATTATTCAACGAGGTGAAGAAGTACAACGTTATGGGCGCGTAATTAGCGACGACCCTATCGGAGAAATTAACGTTAAAGATTCAAAATGCGTAAACGGAAAACTCGTACCTAATGACTTCTATAAAGATTATCCGATACAACCGCCAAGCATCAGCATTGTTGACCCGTTTAGGTTCAAATCTCTCGCAGACTCGGTAAGGGAGTCGTTAAACGAGCAACCGGCGCCGTCTACGCAAGTTAAGGCAGCGCCCTTAAAGCCTGAATCTATCGGGGTTTCTTTGAAAAAAGAGACTGTTTCGTCATCACCTAAAACTAACGAAAACGACGATTTCAAAGCGTCGTTAGAACGACGCTTGAGACTGCTCGACCTAAAAATCGAACGAGAAGAAATCCTCAACCAGTTAGCCGCTCTCTGAGCGGCTTTTTTAATGCCTAAGTAAATGACAAATAGATTACTTTGCTGGTTTTCCTGCGGTGCCGCCAGTGCTGTAGCGACGCATACAGCAATCGAAATTAACAAGAAAGAGCATCGCTTTGATGAGGTCGTAGTTGCGTATACCGAAGTTAAAGAAGAGCATCCTGATAACAAGCGGTTTTTAAAAGACTGCGAACGCTGGTTCGGTGTACCGATTACGGTTTTACGTAATGAAAAGTACAACGGATCTATCGTTAATACGTTTGAAAAATGCCGCTACATGGCTGGCATCGCTGGAGCACCCTGCACACGTCTATTAAAAAAGGAGGTTCGTAAGAGTTTCGAGAAACCCACGGATACGCAAGTTTTCGGCTACACAATCGAAGAAAAACGACGTTTAGACCGATTTATCGATGCTAACAATAACGTAAGAATCTGGGCGCCGCTGATTAACTTCGGATTGACTAAAGCAGAATGTCTTGAAATCCTTGAACGCGCTGATATCGCCTTGCCAGCGATGTACAAATTAGGCTACCAAAATAACAACTGCATCGGCTGTGTGAGGGGGGGGTGGGTTATTGGAATAAAATACGGGTTGACTTTCCGGACGTGTTTAAAAAACGTGCTGAGCAGTCGAGACGACTAGGCGCGAGACTATGTAATTATCAAGGGAAACGAATGTATTTAGACGAATTGCCGCCGGACGCTGGCAACTATCCTACTGAGATCATGCCGGAGTGTGGCATAGCGTGTGAATATGTTTTAGACATCATTAAATGACGAAATCAAAAGACAAGAAGGCCGCGTAACTGCGGCTTTTTTAATGGGTGGATTATGGAATTACAGGAAAAACTAGAGACTATCGCTAACCGATATGGCCTAAATGTCCAACTTTTAAAGCTAGCTGAGGAATGCTCCGAATATTCCTCAGCCGTTCACAAATACCGCGTCATCATTAATTGCGGGGATGAAAACGACGGTAACGCAAGAAAGTATTTCAGAAAACTTGAAAAAACTGCGGCTGAGGGCTGCCGCAACAAACTTGCTGACGTTCTCGTTATGGCTCGACAGATCGAATATCTAATGAAAGACGATAAGGCGTTTAACGACGAAATGATTCGCCTAATGAACGTAACAGCAGACAAAAAATTAAAACAAATTGAGGGCGAACCAAAATGAACCTACAGGAAAAAATAGCGCTTATAGCCGATTACTACGGCCTGAATATACAGATATGCAAGTTAGGCGAAGAAGGAGCCGAATTAGGCGCTGTAATCGCTAAGAAGTACGTACTAATTCAATCTGGCGAACTCGCACAAAAATACGACTATCCAGCGGCTCAGCGTGAGTTCGGTCATGTTGATTTCTCGATCAGTGAGGAATTAGCGGACGTGTTACTCGTAGCACGTCAGATTGAATATCTAATGCTCCGTGACGAAAAATTAGCTGAGTACATCGAAAGAATAATGAACGCAAAAGCGGCCAGACAGATAGAACGAATCAAAGAAGGACGAAAACAATGAAAAAAATGAATCACTTAAAAATTTCTCTCAAACACAATACAGACAAAATCGAAATTCCCGAATGGACGAAAACGATCATCCTCAATGCTGATACCTACGAGGCATACAGCGAGGAAAAATTAAACGCTATTTATAGCCTATTCGCAAAAACGCTCGGAATGACCGCCGACGAACTGCGCATGAAATATCTCGTTCGTTTTCACGTTCGATTCAAACAATCGTATTCAGAGTACTACGTCGAGTTTTTCGACTCTGTAGTCAATAACAGTAAATTGAAATTTTAGAGGTGCGTCATGAGCGATATTGATTACAAACGTCTAGCGCAGGAAATCGTAGCCGAACAAAATAAAGAGTTTCTCTCGTTCGATGACGTATGCGTTATGCTCGGTTACAAGCGTAAATCTAGCGCGGTAAAAAAAATCACTGAGCAAGACGATTTCCCGCAAGCTACTCAGTTAACAGATTCAGGCTATCGCCGCTGGTTTAAAAAGGACGTTCTACACTGGATTGAAACACAGCGGCAGGCGCGCTCTAAAAACGCGCTCGCCGCCTACTTCGCTAACCGAGTCGCTTAG